CCGCGCAGGTCGGCACCGCGCAGGTCGGCATTGCGCAGGTTGGCACCGCGCAGGTCGGCATAGCACAGGTCGGCATCGCGCAGGTTGGCACCGCGCAGGTCGGCATAGCGCAGGTCGGCATAGCACAGGTCGGCATCGCTCAGGTTGGCACCGCGCAGGTCGGCATAGCGCAGGTCGGCATAGCGCAGGTCGGCATAGCACAGGTTGGCACCGTTAGCGACGGCCCATTTGACCGCCAATCCCATTTTTACGGAAGCGGGTGCATCGTCGGCACAGTCAATTTGTGCCGTAAATTGAACAGCCCCACTAAAACCGTTCAGGACATTAAACTTGATCATTGTGTCCTCCTTTTCGATGCGTGGACCATGCCCTATAGTTTTCGGGCAGTCAATAAAATAATTCGCGCATCTGCAAAAATATGTATTGCCGCTCATTATTTCTGTCGTTATAAAGCTGGCAGGATAAACAGCGGGTATGGCCATGACAGTTGCAGAAATCATTCAGGCGTTTCAGCCGATCCCTTTTATGTCGCGGGAAGCGATGGCCCGGCATATGGGCATAAGGTCCGGCGGGCAGGTGATCAGCGCGTGGATAAAGCACGACCGCATCCCCGGTAAATACTGGGCGGAAATTGTATCGCTGGCAGAAAAGCACGGCGTTGAGGGTATCACCCTTGAGGCCTTAGCCAAGCATCACGGGGGGAAGTGATGGCCGATATAGATTTGCAAGCCCTGATCGCCGCGCCTTACGGTGTTGCCGAACGAGAATTGAAAGCCGCCGGGTATTGGGATGGAGGAGAGTCCGAGGGCGACACGACTTATACGGTCAATGCCGAATGGTCTGTCGGCTACCGTGGCGAGATTGAGGTCGAGGCATATACCGAAGCCCAGGCGCTCGAAAAAGCGCGCGAAATGATCAAGTCGTGGCCGGATGAAAACGGGAGCGTCAAGTGCGTCGAGATTTATGATCTATCTATCGAGGGTGCGTCATGACGCCCCAGCCCGACTCTTCTGGCATCGTAGAGGTCTGCCGCTGGCCGCTCGGTGACCCGGCGAAAGAAGATTTCCGTTTCTGCGGGCGTCAAACGCGGCAGATCGCTGACGGGGGCAGCCGGGTCTATTGCGACAAGCACCATGAGATCGCGCACACAAAGCCGAGGCCGAAGCGGGATCGCTCCGGCACTCTTGAAGGCTTCCTCGACTACATATCTTCAAAGCGGCGGGTGGCGTGATGAGCGTTCGGATCATCGTCGATGACGTTATCAACGGGCTGTCAAGGCTGGACGCGGACAGCGCCGATTGCGTTGTCACTTCGCCGCCCTACTGGGGGCTGCGCGACTATGGCGTCGAGGGACAAATTGGGCTTGAGCCGACGCTCGCGCCGCTGGAAGCCAGGATCAAAGTCAATCCGGGTGACATTAGCTAATTCACCCGTAACTGGTTTAACAAGGAGAGTGAATATGACGAAGCGCAGAAATGAAAAGCTGGAATTGAAAGTTGGCAAGACGTATGAGACGGCGACGGGTTCGCGGTGGAAGTGTGTGAGAAAGACTGGCCTTGTTAGCTACCCGTTCTTGTGTGAATCTGACCGTATGCCTGCGGACATACGCGGCATGTTCCCGATTGAGTGCCTGAATACGGCATCGGAATATGACCACTTCTTCGCCTAATGCCTGCGTGATGAATCTGATCGCGACCGCAAGCACACGCCAGACAGGGACCGGAAGCCCAAAACAAAAACCCGTATTCGTAAGATGCAATCCCAAAAGTTTGACAAGCGATACACAAGGAAGATGTCAGGGGAGGTGATGCGCTGTGAGTAAGCTAAAAATTCAACTTCTATATCCGCCTGCAACCCTTAATCCGAATGGCCGGAACCACTGGGCTGCGGTGGCAAGAGTAAGGTGCCTCTATCGTGCAACGTGCCGGGTAATGACTGCTGGTGAGAAGAACCGCTTAGGCTATAAATCGGCATCACGGCCTCACGTCATCATCACATTCCATCCGCCGGACAAGCGCAAGCGCGATATGGATAATATGATTGCGGCTTTCAAAGCCGGGCAAGATGGGGTCGCTGACGCAATAGGCGTTGACGATTCAAAGTGGGTATCATCATATCGCATTGGCCAGCCGGTTAAAGGTGGTTTGGTCATTGTTGAGATAGGAGGGAATCAAGATGAAGTGGACTGAATCCGAGGAGGACACGCTTATAAAGCTATGGAATGAAGGGGTGCTTTTAAAGCATATCAGCGCACGGCTAGGCCGCAATGTGCTTGCAATTCAATATAAGCGGCACTTGCTTGCCCTTCCCGGACGCAAGCGCGGGACGCAAGGCGAAGCATGGAAGCCGGAGGTGATTGAAACGCTATCTCGCATGTGGTCGCAAGGGTATTCTGCTAGCCAGATTGCCAATGAATTACCCGATGGCATCAGCCGCAACGCTGTGACCGGCAAGGTGCATCGGCTCGGGATTGCCGAACGTAGCGTAATAGCGAAACCCGGCGAGAAGAAGGCGAAAAAAGTATCAGCCTCATCGGCTAAAAGCAAGCGTGCCGCGGCTAGGCCTAAAGCCAAGGCGCGTGTTTCTGCACCTTCCGTCAGTGAGCCGGAGGCTATCCCTGCGACGGGTATAACCATTGATGAAATACCGATGCGTGGCCGGTGCCGATGTCCGCACGGCGACCCGTCACAGGACAGCTTCCGCTATTGCGGACACAAGACGGGGTTTACCAGTGAGGGGACGAATCGTGTTTATTGCGATACGCATCATGCCGTTGCTCATATCCCGGACAAGCCGAAAAGAAAGCGCAGTGCATCTATGGAGAGGTTCCTTGATTGCCTGACGTCCAAGCGGGTTCGTGCATGACAGACCGCGACAGGATTGAGGAGCTGGAAGCCGAAATTGCCAACCTGCGGGCCACAATAGCGGAACTGACCGGAGATGGGCGATATGCCTTCCCGGATGAGTGGAAGCTGCGACCTACCGAAGCGCGGATATTATCCGTTATCGCGGATAGGGGCATGGCAACGCATGAGGGTCTGTATCTTTACCTTTATTCCGACAGGCTCGATCCGCCTGGGTCAAACAGCGTTGCCGTGATGGTCAGTAATATTCGCCGGAACGCCCCTGTCAAGATCATCTGCAAGCGGGGGATAGGCTATAGCACCAGCCAAGCGGATCACAGGATGCTGGCGAGATACAAGGTAGGTTCTGGCAATGGGAGATGAACCGGACACACGGCCTCATAATATCGAAGCGGAACAGGCGCTGTTGGGCGCGATCCTGTATGATAATTCGCTCATAGAAGATATAGGATGGCTGCATCCGGATCACTTTTATGATCCCGTCCATAAGCGAATATATGATTGGTGCTTGTCTGTTATTAACAGGGGCAGGCTGGCGGACGCTTTAACCCTACGTGAGGCGGCACAGAACGACGCTGGGCTCGCGGATATAGGCGGGGCGTCCTATTTGGCCGTTTTGCTTGAAACGGCGGCTGACGGGGCATCTGCAACCGAATACGCCCGGATGATCGAGGACTTTTCAAAGCGCCGGACTCTTGTCGGTCTGGTGCAGGATGCAATGGCCGATGCGGTGACGGCGGAAAGCGCCGATCAAAGTATTGAGGCGCTTGAAGTCAAGCTGTCGGAATTATCCGGCACAACGCAAGACATAAATTCGATAAGTGTAGGTGATGCACTGCGAAAGGCGCTGGATCAGCCGGTGGCGGCGTTGCCGACAGGGCTCAAGGACCTTGACGACATGAATGTTATAGCCCCTTCGCTGATTATTGTTGGCGGGCGCAGCTCTATGGGAAAATCGGCATTTACGCTAGATATGGCCCGCCGCACTGCCGAACGTGGAATGGCTAGCCTCATCCTGTCAAATGAGATGACGGATCGGCAGATAGCGGCCCGTCTGGCATCGCCGTATTGCCATGTTCCTTACACCGACATCATTCACGGGAAGGCGTATGGCGAGGATCGTGGAAGGGTTGTCGACACTTTGGAAAACCTGGACGCTTTACCGCTTACGATCATCTGCGTCCCTGGCGCGGGCGTAGGGGCAATTCAGGCTATTGTCCGCCGTTGGAAGCGGGAGCAGGAAAAGGCCGGGCGTGAGTTAGGGATTATCGCACTGGATTATATCCAGAACGTCAAGGGCGAAGGCAAGTCTCTTTATGAAAGCATGTCCGGAATCGCCACAGGATTGCAGACGATGCAATTGAAGCTGGATGTTACGCTGATCGCGGCTTGCCAGATCAATCGCGCGAATGAGGGGCAGAAGGATCGCAGTCCGACGCTGGCCCAGCTCAGGGATTCCGGCAAGATTGAAGAGGTCGCGGATAGCGTAATCTTGCTGCATCGTGAAGGTTATTATGCCGAACGGGAAAAGCCAAAATCTGATCCGTTTGAAGAAAACGAACGCCGGTCGCGGGCAACATCTCGCGAGGTTCAGGTTGACATAGCGAAAAACCGTCACGGTGCTATCGGGAAAATCAGCCTTTGGGCGGACCTTCGATTGAATTTATTTGACAACTGGGCGCGTGATGGCTATGGTTCCTGATGGGTGTGAGAAGCCTGACTAAACGGCCTCCTAGCGCTCCAGTGTGTCGCTCGGTGGCTTTAAGCCCGCCGTCCGCCGTTACGGTGTTCTCAACCGAGCGGCACTCTAGAGTGCTAGGAGATTGAAATGTCAGTTCAAGCTATAACATGGGCGATGTCCCAGATAGTTGATTCCTCATCACAGAAATTGGTTTTGATTTGCCTTGCGAATTACGTTGATCAAGATGGCATATGCTGGCCGGGGCAGAAGCGGTTAGGGCAAGATGCCTCCATGACTGACAGATCAGTCAGAACGGCGCTGAACGGATTAGAGGGTGCTGGCTTCATTATCAGAAAGCGCAGGAAGCGCGAAGATGGCACCCGGACGAGTGACGAATATCAGCTTATGATCAACCGGAAAAATCTTCCGCTAGATGGGGGGGCTACCGGAAAAATTTGCACACCCTACCGGAAAAATCTTCCGGGCAATGAACCTGTAAGAGAACCATCAGTAGAAGGTATGTCGCACAAGCGCGACGTGTCCGCCCGTTTAGTTCGTGATGAGATATGGGAATTATGGCCTATCAAGGGACGTAGGAGATCAAGTCAGAAGAAAACGCTAACGGCTCTGGCGAGCCTTTTGAAAAGCCATGATCCGCAAGCGATTGTCAGAGGCGTGAAGTCGTATCTTGCGAGCGATGACGCCAAGGATGGCGAAGGCCAGTATGTTCCGGGTCTGGATAGGTGGCTCCGGGATGAGAAGTTCGAGGAATGGGCGCGGGCCGGAACGCCCGGCGGCACAAACTGGAGGGGCGAGATTATGCTGTTCATGGAACACGGCTGCTGGAGGCCTGATGGCCCTGAACCTGGAAAGCCGGGTTGCAAAGCCCCGGCGGATATTTTGGCAGAATGTGGATTTGGCGATGACTGACCGACCTATTGTAACAAATTACGCGGACTACATGTCGGTATGCCTTGCCGATGGCGTATCCCCGGCGGAGGCGTATCGGTCCTACCGCCACGCCTATCGGTGTGCATTGTCAGGCCGGTCATGGGATTATGAGTATCGAATCCGCTCCAAGGGCATCAAGGGAGCCAAGCGCGATTACAGTGACGCATCATACGCTAACGAGGAGATGGCGACGTGACCACATTCAAGGCCCGAATTAATGCCTGGTTGCGGGGCATGGGAGGTCAGGGATGAGCGGGTTGCGTTATGGGTCTGTCTGCTCTGGCATTGAAGCTGCAACGGTTGCGTGGGATCCGCTTGGATGGCGGCCAGCGTTTTTCAGCGAGATTGAAAAGTTTCCATGCGCTGTGCTGGCGCATCATTACCCGTCTGTCCCGAATTATGGCGACATGACCAGATTTCAGGAGTGGCCCGATGTCTCAATTGACCTTCTTGTCGGAGGCACCCCCTGCCAATCGTTTTCCGTCGCCGGGCTGCGAAAGGGACTGGCTGACCCGCGCGGAAACCTCGCGCTCACCTATCTTGCCATTGCTGCACGCTATCGCCCCCGCTGGCTGGT